CGAAAGCCACCCCCTTTGTTTTTGTCTAGTAATAAGTTACTAGATATATATCTTTATTATTTAGGAGATTTGTGTGGCTCTTTCTCTCATAGACGCTGTTGTAGCGCTTGATCAAAACATGGTTGTCATAAGATTTCAGACAACAATTAAAATAAGCAGCTTAGTTAATTCAAATTTTATACTTCAAACAAATGAAGCTACACCAAGTGTAATCTCTAACCCATTTGAAACAATTGAAACAATTATTGATTATAATCAAATATCAAGAACATTAAAGCTTTACTGGCACAAAAACCTTACCCTTGTTAGCGGAACTTCTTATTTAATAAGACTAGTTAATTTTCTTGACGCCGCAAATGAAACGATTAATGAAGAACAAATTCTTTTTGAATGGCAGGGAGATAGTGCAACCCCATCATCATTTTCTTCCGTTAGAGCTCCAGAAGTTGGAGAGGTTTTAGTAGAAGACAAGTCAATTAGAACAGACGTTTTTACAAGTGTCCAAATCCTAGCAAAAAACCCAGATTTTTATATCTCAGAGGTAGTTCCATCAAATGGAGATTTTTATCTAGAAAATGATTATAATTATGGAAGAGTTAAAATAATATTTAATTCTAGACCAGCATCAAACTTTTTAAATAATGTGTATTTTAAAGCTCAAAGAAAAAAGATACAAAGAACTCCGTCTAGATGGGAAAACGTTTCAACAAGAATACAAATGCATTCATGGAAAGCAGAGGTGTATGTAGATTTTCCATCCCTGAGTGATGCAACTCCAGCTTACTATACAGAAGACAAAGAATATTTTGAAAGCGGATATAAGTATAGAATTATAGTTTCTAAAGATGTTGGAATATAATGGCAAATTTCGTTTACACAAAAGCAAAACAATCTCTTTTAAGAGGTGAGATTAATTCAAGCTCATCAAATTATAAAGTAGCTTTAATTAATTCAGATAACTATAGTCCAAACATATCAGTAGATCAATATTTTTCAGACATACCCGCAAATGCAATTGTTGGCGTTTCAGGCAATATACAGAATGTGTCTAGTACTAATGGAGTTTTAGATGGAGATGATGTTTCCATAGTACATGATGGAGCAGCATTTGATTCAATAATTGTATATCAAGTTGGATCTTCTAATTCTAACTCAAGATTATTTTTTTATATAGATAGTTCTCCAGGTCTGCCATTTGAAGGTAGTAATTCTTCATTGTCAGTTACTATAACTTGGAGTGATACGGCTAGCAAGATATTAGCTTTGTAAGGATAAAAATGGCTACACAATACCCATCTTCATTGGATAATTTTACAAATCCAACTGCTACAGACAGACTAGACTCTAATACCGTACCGCACCATCTACAACATGCAAATTTAAACGATGCAGTAGAAGCATTGCAAACAGTTATTGGTTTAAATCCAGCTGGATCACATTTAACTTTAAAAGATAGAGTTGTTAGTGCAGAATCAAGAATTACTGAACAATCGGTTTTAAATGGATTAACTGATGTTACTATAAACTCGGTAGCTACAGGCCAAGTTTTACGTTATAACGGTTCTGCGTGGGTTAACTACGCAGAAGAAAATTTAGTTGATGGAGGAAGCTTTTAAAAATGGCAAACACGATTAGAATTAAAAGAAGGGCCGGTGGTGGTTCTTCAGGCGCACCCTCGTCACTTGAAAACGCCGAACTAGCGTTTACAGAAGTAGATGATGTTCTTTACTATGGTAAAGGAACAGGCGGTGGTGGCGGCACAGCAACAAACGTAATTGCCATTGGTGGTTCTGGAGCTTTTGCAACATTGAGCAGCGCTCAAACAATAACTGGCAATAAAACTTTTACTGGAACAGTGATTGTTCCAGCTCCAACAGCAAACACACACGCTACAACAAAACTTTATGTTGATGATTTAGTAGCTAATATTAATTCTAATATTTCTAACGTTGCAACTTCTTTTACTGTTGCTGGCGATTCAGGATCTAGCCAAACAATAACATCTGGTTTAGATACACTAACAATTTCTGGTGGAACTGGGTTATCTTCAGTTGCTGGAGCAACAGATACAGTAACAATCAATCTTGACAATACTACAGTAACAGCAGGAAGCTATGGCGCAGCTAATTCGGTAACAACATTTACAGTTGATGCTCAAGGTAGATTGACAGCAGCTGGAACTACAGCTATATCAATTAACGCTGGTCAAATTACTGGATTTACAGAAGACGCACAAGATGCAGCAGCAGCGCTGTTAACAAACGCAACACATTCTGGTGTTTCAGTTAATTATGACGATGCAAATTCAAAACTTGCAATAACCAATCTTGGTGTTACTTCACTTACAGGAACTAGTGGAGAAGTAACAGTATCTGCATCAAATGGATCAATAACAGTAGGTCTTGCAAGTAATGTCACTGTTGCTGATAATTTAACTGTTGGCGGAAACTTAACAGTTAACGGAACACTCACTGCAATAAACTCAACAACAGTAACTGTTGATGATAAAAACATTGAGTTAGCCAGTACTGCTTCCCCATCAGACACAACAGCTGATGGGGCTGGCTTAACAGTCAAGGGAACAACAGATAAAACATTTAGTTGGCTTGATTCAACAGATGCATGGACATCATCCGAGTATATGGATCTTGCTTCAGGCAAAGCATACATGGTTAATGGAGCAGTTGTTCTTTCAAATACTACTCTTGGCTCAGGAGTTGTTAACTCTTCGCTCACCTCACTAGGAACTGTAGCTACAGGAACCTGGAACGCAGGAACCATAGCAATTGCATATGGTGGAACTGGGGCAACAACTGCATCCAATGCAAGAGTAAATCTTGGCCTCGAAATAGGAGTTGATGTTCAGGGATATGACCCAGAACTTGCAGCTTTAGCTGGTTTAACTTCAGCTGCAGATAAACTCCCATATTTCACTGGAGCAAACACAGCAGCTCTTACAACACTAACTACTTTTGGTAGATCACTAATTGATGACACAGATGCGTCAGGGGCTAGAACAACACTTGGTCTGGGGACCATTGCTACACAAAATGCAAATAATGTGAGCATAAGCGGAGGATCTATCACTAACTTAGCCACTTTTGATGGTGTAACAATAGATGGTGGAACCTTCTAATTAAAAGAAAGGTTTTATAGTGGCACTACCTAATATTACTGATGGTCAAATAGAGATAGACCCAGTTAATAGAATATTTTACTATCTTGACAGTAGTGGGAATCTAGTTAACTCATCACTGAATTTATTGCAAGAGTCAAATACTTCAATTGTAACTGAAGAAAATTTAACAGTTAATAATATAACTGTTCTTGGAAATACAACTGTAATTGATTCTACTGTAACAACATTAAAAGATCCAATTATTACTCTTGGTGGGAAAACTGCACCAACAGTTGACGATAATAAAGATCGTGGTGTTGAATTCCGTTGGCACGATGGAACTTCAGCAAAAATAGGATTCTTTGGTTTTGATGATTCTTCTGGTAAATTTACTTTTATTCCAGATGCAACAAACACATCAGAAGTTTTTTCTGGGACTATTGGCGAACTTGCTGCAAAAATAGACTGGAGTAATATACTTAATAAGCCAACTTTTGTAAATTCAATAGCTGGTACATTAAATGAAATTGATGTTGATAACTCAACAGGAAATATTATTATAAGTCTTCCATCTACAGCTGCAGTCAATATTAGTGGAACAGCAGCTGGTTGGACAACTCCAAGAAAAATAACCTTAGCTGGAGATTTAGATGGTAATGTCATTATTGATGGCGGGTCTAATGTTACTTTAACTGCAAATATAGTAGCAAATGCTGTTCAACTTGGTGCAGATACAGCTGGTGACTATGTTGCAAATCTTACTTCAGGAACTGGAATCACCATAACAAATGGTTCTGGAGAACAATCTCAGCCTACAATTGGTGTAACGCCAAATACTTATGATTCATATGGCGCAGCAGCAACCGCAGAGTCAAATGCAGCAACAGATGCATCAACAAAAGCAGCTGCAGCATACAATAATGCTACAACATATGTTAATAATCAGTTATCATCTTTTGATGTTGATGACTTAGCAGATGTAACAATAAATACATCTTTAGCAAATAGCTATCTAAAATATAACGGTTCCGCTTGGGTTAATGATCAGGTTGATTTGGGAACTGATACAACAGGTAATTATGTTCAGGCACTAGTTGCTGGAACTGGAATATTAATTTCTAATAATTCTGGTGAAGGAACAAACCCAACAATTGCGCTCAACGCAGACTTAAACGATATTTCAAATGTTGCTATTGCTGCAGAAACTCTAGTCGCTGATCAAGTCTTGATTTGGGATGGATCAGATTGGGTGAACGGTTCAGCTCCACCAGTCGCAGATGGTTATGACCATACTGCCGTTATAGGCGATGGAATAAATACTGAATACACTATTCCATTTCCATTTGTTGAAGAAGACTTGTTTGTTACAATACAAAGTGCAACACCCCCATATGAAGTAATCAATGCAAGGTGGGAAATTCCTTCAGCAGGAAA